GGAAACCCCCGCCGGGAAAAGGCCCGGGTCCTAAAATCCCGCCGTAAGCCACAATGCCCTGTAGGGCCGTATTGCCCAGCACCATCAAATCCGGATCGAGGAAATGTTTTTCAGTGCCGTCTTCATCGGTATAGCGGCCGCTGTAAACCACGATTGCTACATCACCCATATAGCCCTTAAAGCTCACTGAATCGCCCAGGTCTTTTAACGCTGTCTCAAGTTGAGCATTAGAGCCGCGGCGTGTATCGAGCACGTCCTTGATCGCTTTGAATGAGCGGTATTTCTTCCAGACGTTCCCGCCCATAATGATGATGTTGGTAACGCCTTCGCTCAGTTCTGAGTACGTTTCAATGTC